TTTGCGTTGTTTTTGCGTTGAATTTGCGCTGTTTTTTATAGCGTAGGTTATATAATGGGTGAGGAATAGGGATAGTATGGAACGAGTCGGATTTTTATCCACGTAATGTTTTGTTTAGGTTCGTTATAGTATGTGACGAGTTGGTTGGTGACGGTGATTTGGTGTTGAGTTCCACCCCATTTTCTCTCCACGCGATCCAAACTTTTTTTTATGAACTTTTTGTCCCAAACCCCATTCCTTTTTTGACGCACAACTACACTTTTTTGTTGCATAACTTTTTTTGGTTGTTGCACAAAGTGTTCGTACCTTTAGGTGTTTTTTGTAGCAATTTTGTCGCGGTTTTTTGTGACGTTTTTGTTGCAGGAGGGTGTTGTTGTGGCAGAGTTTTTGTCGTACATTTACGTCAATAAAAATTAAGATATGAAGATAATTGAAACCCCGTTTATGGTTGGTGAGGACCAAATAGGAACTGTGAAACGCTACGCTGATATTTTCCCTGAGCTAGCTAATCCTCAGCCACGTGATAGGGTTTTACCCGCACCGTACTTTTATGAGACGCGTATGTTTTTTTCACTGATCAAACAACGCGAACCAGGTGAGCCAGGATGGCCCCGTGGTGGATATGAGGTACGTGATGAGGGAGGTGCTAGTCGTTGCTTTGATCTGGATCAGGTAATTTTACACCCGTCCGTGATTAAGCACCGACGCACCCTTAACATGATGAATCGCAGTGATGAGAAAGCCGAGCGTAAGCGCGTCAGTGATCTGCAACGTGGTTTAAAACCGAAGAAGGAGAAGGTCGAGGGCACCCGTAGGGGACGTCCAGCACTTGATCCAGAGGTGAAGGCCGCACGTGAACTTGAGAAGGTCGCGCGTGCAGAAAGAAGTGGAGGCCGGAGAGGAAGGCCCGCTTCTGGTGTCACTCCAAAGACACCAAAAACTTCCACCGGAGGAAAGCGCGGACGTCCTTCACTCACTAGTGAAATGATTTCCTCACGCGCGGCTCAAAAGGCACTGGTTAAGGCACGCACTGGAGGCCGCCGCGGCCGTCCGAAAACATCTAGGCGATAGGTTTTGTTCGGTCACAGTTTTTTTTGTACCTTTACAACGTACTAAAAATTAAAACGTATGTATAGTTTAAAATGTGATTATTACAGAGCCGAATTTACCTGTATTGGTGATTTGATTGCTCATATCATGATTTCTGGTATGGATCCTGATTACGAGATCACCAGAGATGGAAAGTCGATAGGTGAGAAAGCAATCGATTACATTTCATTCTAGTGTGGTGGGGCAAAACCCACTTCGTACATTTACGTCAATAAAAATTAATAAGTTATGAAAGCAGAAATTTATATTCAATCAGAACGTCTTGTTTATTTACAAGAGGAATTAGGGGATCAAATCATTGTTTTGCAGGAAGAAGATGAGTCAGGTCAGGTGAAAATCTCAATTGAGTTAAGAAGAGACACTGATTTGTTGTTCATTTTTCATTCTGGAGTAAGGTATGGTTTGGACAAAATGCAGGCAGTATTTACAAAAAAGTAATTTACACTTAAACACAAATAATAAATGGAATTATTTCAAATTTTAGGATCGGCCGTACTTTTGGCTTTTGGGGGGATGTTTCTCTACAACATGTTTAAAAATCGTTTCATCGTTACGGTGGCCGACAAACGTGGGGTTGTTCGTAAGCGTGACTTGCGTAACGGCCGATTTGTGAAGTAACGGTTGGTTGGGCAGGGTTTTGTTCCGATATTTACATTGTACTTAAAGATATAAAGGTTATGAAAGACACGTTAGTAAGAATTACGGCTCAGATCCATGAGAACTACGGTTCGGCTGAAGCCCCTTATTGGAAGCCCAAGGGCGGCCAGGAGTTTCACCTCAGAGCAGATGCGGATGATTTTTTCTACGGTGAGGAAACTTGCAAGAAAGCAATCGACAAGATTCTTGCTGACAGGTCTGATGACCACTACCGTTACACGCGTCTGGATCACGAGCTAGTGTTTTTTGAGCCCAGAGTGATCACCACTCACGAGTTCTATGAGACACTAGAGGCCGTAAGCCAGAGCGAAACCCATCCAGCTTAAAAATAAGTGTGGCGGGCGGAACAAAACATCGTATTTTTACATTATAATATTAAATAAAAAACAAAATCAAAGGTTATGTCAACAGAAGTTAAATCAGCACAGAGAGGTCGTCCAGTATCAAACACATCAGCTCGTCAAGCACGTCTAGCAGCCAGAGCAGCTAGAGCAGCAGCGGGTGGATCAATCAGTAGAGGTCGTCCTGCAAACGGTGAGTCAGCACGTCAAAGAAAATTAGCTGAGCGCGCAGCGAAGATCGCAGCCGGTGAGGTGATCAAGCGTGGAGCCCCTAAGAAGGTGACACCAGACACGACACCAGCCGAGGTGGCTGCTTAATTGTCCGTGAGGGGTTGGGTTTTTCACCCACCCCTACGGGCTTTTTTATCACCAACATTATTACAATGAAAAAATTTATTATTGCGGTTGTATTGATCTCATTTTTTACATCATGTTCTGTGGAGATGAAGATCAGACGATTTAAGGCACCCAAACGCCAGGTCTGTATAGTAGGAGACCGTAGAGCGGTTTGGCAAAGGTAAGATTGTATCTTTACGTTAACTAAAAACATTAAATTATGATCAAATTATTTGGTTTTCAAGTGGATTTATTGCAATTTTTTACGGCGTTTTTGTTCGGAGTACGTACGGAGGGTGAACCCATCAATTTAGAGTACGGCGTTGAGCAACCGAAGCGCACTGTAAGGCCCCAGACGCAGCCAGACCAGTTCAAATGGATGAGTGATCTGAGGGTGAGTTCACTCCATGGGGTGCAACAAAGAGTTTATTATTAGAAAATAAATTTGGAGGTCAGAGTAATTTTTCGTATTTTTCCCACATAAATAAAATTTAAAAAATTAATTGTTATGAACAAGAAACCGTATTTTAGAGTAGAGTTAACAGAAGAAGACCAGATCCACGTAGAGTGTGATGGTTCGGGTCAAGAATTGATGAATTTGTTTGCAAACGTTATCAACGACAATCCTGATCTGGCTGAAGTGATCACTCTTGCTCTAATGGCTGTTTCCATGAGGAAAGATGAGGAAGCAGGTGTTGAGGGGTTAAGTGAAGATGATGTTCTTAACATGTTGGGTGGTGTGAAGCCAGTTGCGGAGGCGTAGGCTGGCGTAGTTCTTTAGTGTACATTTACGTTATAAATTAAAATTAAAATTATGGCTACAAGATCATTGATTGGGATTAATTTAGACAACGGGATTACTAAAATTGTTTACTGCCATTGGGATGGGTATCCATCTGGGGTGGGTCAGACGCTAATGGAAAATTACACTTCACCTACAAAAGTAGATGCGTTGTTGAGATTGGGTGATTTAAGTACACTGGCTTCAACTCCAGAACAATCAGTGGCTTACCACCGCGATAAGAAGGAACCGTGGGGGATGGTTGAACCCAGGGAAGTGAATACTAGTGAATTGGGTACCGTAGCCCAAGATTATGGGGTGGATTACGTGTACACTTATAACGATAATTTCGAATGGGATTGCTCCAGACTGAAGTATGCAGAAGGGGAGCTAGTACCAGTAAAGATAGTAGCCGACGTGGCTTAAAAACGGTTCATACTTTTAATTTTTAATGGTTAGAGGAGCTGGGTGTCTACCCGGCTCCCTCTTTCTATGCTTATGTGGCTGGTCAAGGCTAGCAGCGTACATTGATGTTATAAAATTAAAAGTTATGATTAAAATTATTAAGAACCTATACGGTTATTTGAGTTGTAAGTACTGTGGTAGAGATTGTGGATCGACTGGTTCAGGAATGTCTATTAACGGTATGTGTGAAAGATGTTATGAAAACGGAGGTGATGACGAATAGTTAAACCTAACGTGGCGGGGCAGAGTTCACTGCGTATATTTATAACGTAATTAAATTTAAAACGTATGAATATAAGCGCAGACACTCTCGCATTAATCCGCTCCGAAATTGGAGACTTCACAATATCACAGGTGGGTGGAAGGATCACACTCAGATTTGGCTTCTGGAAACGCGTCAACCTTTATCAACTTCAAGACATCCTAGGATCTCAAGCGATGGTGTTTGAGGACGAAATCGAGGATGACGATTGCCGAACCAGATGGAACTACAAGTTAGCTTAACGTGGTTGGGCAGGGCTCACATCGTATATTTACACCGTACTTAAAAATAAAAGTTATGAACAAAAAAGAAATCAAAAACGCGATTAACAAAGCAGCATATCAGTTTGCTGAGTCACTAGGTTACGAAGTGCATGATGATGGAATGGGTGGATCGGTTGCGTTCATCAAACCGGAAACAACAAATTCTGATGACACGATCGAGTGGAGCCGTAGTTACCATGATACATGCGTGTTGAATTGGGCTAGTGATGAGGCGAAAGCCGACGCCGACAAGATCGACATGCACATGGAGTCGATCATTGACGATCTTAAAGCTCAGTACGTTCCGAAAAAATAAGCGGAACGTGGCTGGTCAAAGCTATCTGCGTACATTTACGACGTACTTAAAATTAAACGTATGAACAGAATAAAAATGATGGCTCTATTGAGCGAAAAGTGGAAGGTGAAGTTCGTAAGAACGACTGAGGAGTTCAATGGTTCAACAGACGGCATCTGGATGTCTGGTGAGAACGGAGAGACAAACGGTGAAGGATTTGAGCTGTTCGATTATTATAATGAAAATTACGATCAGTATGAGTTCGGCGTTCACCACAGTATCAAGGAGTGGGCTGAAAGCAGAGGCTGGTACTTCGAGTGGAACGATCCAGGAACAATCATGTTGTGGAAGGATTAAAGCGAGGCGGGTCAAGACCCGCTTCATATATTTAACGTATAATAAAAATTAAAAATAAAAGTTATGAAGCAATTATTAGATCGCATTGGGTATTCAGTTGTAGGATTAATGGTATTATTATTCTTAGAAGGGATCGTCACATTAGGTAGTGCATTTAAATTCGAGACGTACAACTGGCTCGGGTACGTTGCACAAGCAATGCTCATTTACCTAGCCGTATGGCTCGCTAATAAAGCCTACGATGATGAAGCACCTAAGAAAAACCGTCCAACTACGTTCTAACGTGGTTGGTCATAGTTCGGTTCGTATATTCACGGTATAAAATTAATAAGTATGAAGCGTAAAAGCAAAACAAACGATCAAATGCTGATCGAGTTAATCAAGTCAAATACCCCGATGCAAAATGCATTATTAAGGGAACGTATAGTAACTATAATGAATGCTACAGTGGATAGCATCACCAACACCCCTGAGAGTTGGAGCAACGGGATAATCCATCCAGGATTGTATCTCGAGTTAAACGATAACGTGAACGAGAAAATCGGCTTTCAACTTAACAGTTAAGCGGGGCGGGGCAAAGCCCCGTTCGTATATTTACGTCGTAATAAAAAATAAAATATGAGCATGTTAAAATTCAATGACGGTGAAACGTTTGATTTAAGTGGGCCATTACGTTTAGAAAGACGAAAAGATGGACTGTATGTGGTGGGTGAAAACAGAATGATGGCTGTAAATGACGCTCTTGAAGGTAAGAAATACATTGAATTCACTAACTACCAACTCGCTCAAATGAGAAAGTGGGATGAGATTGACTTCAGAAACGACGATAGATTATAAATCATTAAACTAATAAAAGTATGTTAACGAAACGAATGAACGATTTAGAAAGACAAGCAGACGCGATTGAAGAAGCTGCAGTCAATAAGCAAATTAAGGATACAATCGATGTGAACACCTTAATGAACATGAACGATATGTATTACGTAGGCAACCTAGTGGATGTAGATGGTAATGGGTGGGTGACTAAAGCTGAAGCGCAAGCGATATTAAATGAAATAAGCTAATAATCAGCCATTAAATAAGCTATATAAACGATTATCAAGTACTAACCAATAAAGATATAATAAGATGAAAGTATTAATTAATAATAGTTGGATCGAGCTATCAGTATTTACGGGTATAATGTTCGGTATCGCTGAGGCCGAGGGTGAATTACTTATTATGGTGGGTCCGTTTGCCGTGATTATTAAGGCGCGGAAGTTTAAAAAACGCAACCGTAAGAAGCACCCGAACGAGCTGTAACGGGCACCCGGGCAACCGGGCACTCGGGCGCGTGACCGAAAAACCCTTATAGACGGTATCGAGACGATAGCGGTACAATAGCGGTTTGATAGCGAAGTGCTCCCACGGTAATTGCGGTCAATCGACGGGCCGTAGGCAACGCAAAAAAGCTATGGGTATTCTCAACACAAACACTATAAACATGGGCCGACAGGTATATACGAATATATTTGGCTCCAAATCGCGATTCTAATTTCCGAAAATACCCCTTTGTCCCACATTTGCAAATCCCCAAAAAGAGGTCTTGAACAAAACTCGTTTCAAGTGGCAAGGTATATACGTTATATTCACCTCAAATGTTAAACCATTAGCCATGATACGCCTCACCCACGATGAAGCCAAACAATACCGTCAATTAAATCCAGACACCGATTTCAAGTACCACATGAAGTCTGCTATCGGTTACACCCTTACCCCCGATACAAATAATCCAGGCTGGGAGTCCATCACATATTATGGTGCTAGTTGGATCGATCCTACTCTTACCCCACACAATCCTCATTACGTTTACGTTCTTTGTAACCCATCTATGCCGGGTATATGTAAGATTGGGTATACGACGACAACTGTTTATGATCGCGTTCGCCAGCTTAATTTAGCTACGGGTGTGATTACACCATGGTATCCTGTATTTGCATATAAGTGTCCTAACGGCCGTATGTTAGAGAGTGAAGTTCATAATGAACTCGAGAAATTAGGCGCACGGATCAACAAAAAACGTGAGGGTTTCTATATGTCGTCTGATGATGCGCGTAAAATTATTGAAAAATTAGGTTCTAAATATCAAAATCAATTGAATGAAAAAGATTAATTTATTAATGGTTATTATTACTTGGGTATTTGCTCACGTATTAGTTTATAACACCCACCACTATTTAGTGGAAATTTATGGTCATTATATCCATTTTATGTTAGCTGTATTTTTACTTGCGGTATATGTTCACTATCGTTTGTTTAATCATATGATCTCTAAAATTTCCACATATTTATAGTATATACGGATAGTTGTAGGGTAGTGGCTCTCAAACGGTTTTGACCAAGGAGAGTTACGTCTTATTTAAACTATTTATATTTATTGATAGCATGGCAATTTATAAAGTAAAAGCAGAAGATAAAGCAGCGTTGTTAAATCGTTTAGAAAGACTAAACGTTAATATCAACTCAAACGATTTGAAAAATAAATCTGCATTCCAAAACGGAACTGTTGTAAATTATTTTGAATTGTCTGTTAACGATCCTGAACAAGAAGAAAAAATTAACTCTATATTAAACCAATCACCCGCAATAAATAAAATAAGCGAAATGGAAAACAAGAAAAAAATGACTAAAGACGAATTAAAAGAAATGGTTCGTCAAGAATTGCAAGCTGTATTAGCTGAAAAGAAGAAAGTTAAAGACGAAGATAAAAAAGAAAAAATTGATGAGAATGAAGATGTAAGTGAAAGTTTACTTGCTGATGCTGCTCCAATTTTAGCTACTTTACTTGGTGTAGGTGGTACTTTAGCAGCTTCAATCATTGCTGACTTAAGAAAAGCAAAAACTCCAGAAGAAAAGAAACAAGTATTACAAAGCGTTGCTAACCAAATCAGCAAATCTAAAGGTTTCTAATAACTCCTAGGTAAATTTATAATTATCGAGCGGCTTGTGAAAACAAGTCGCTCTTTCTTTGGCTACACCATTTTCCGTTCGTACATTGAGTATTAAAAATAATAAAATAATGAGATACAAAGATCTACTATTACAAAAAGTTGAGCAGTTGGACATCATGATTAACAACTTGAACCTACTTGCTAGAGAAGGACAAATCAATGATGGTCACTTCGAACAACTAAAAGACCAAATTGAGGAAATTCGTTATCAAATTTCATTAGAAAACGAAGACTAATATATGTTAAGTCAAGAATGGCAGGACATATTACATTGGGTTAAAACAGAATTAAATGAGCCTCAACGCACTCAACTTCTTACGTTATGTGAGAAGTTTGAGGCGACCCAATTACCTAAGAAAACTTTTTTTAAACTCGAGACGGAAGCCAAACCAAAGCGTCAATCTAAAAGAGATATACAGAATAAACTTATATCGGAAAACCCCAACGCAGATAATTTACAAAATATTTTAAAAGGATTTTAATATGGAAATAATAATAGGAATATTAGGATTTATAATTATAGTTCTAGGTTTTACAACTTGGAATCTATTAATGAAGAATGAAAAAGCAGAAGATTTAATTAATGAACAAGATACGTTAATTAATGATTTAACTTCTAGTGTAATTAAAATAGATGAAGTTATTACACAATTAGACTCATCAGGTGCATTTGAAAACGATGATGAAATAGGAACATTTTTTGAACAAATAAAAAGTATGAGAGATACTTTATTAAACAATTTAGATAAAAAAGTAGAAAATAATGTATAACGGATATTACGATAATGATAATTTCGATGCTGCTAAGTTTTTAGATGAACAGATGGGTCCTGCTTTAACTAAGAAAGGAAACGTACGTAAACGTAAACCAAAGCAACCTAGAATATATTTTACAGAGGATACAGAAAATGCGATTGTTGAATACTTATCACATACTGATCAAGATATTCGTAATAAAATATATAATACCCGTATTGCATATGGTTTTTATAAATTAGCAGAAAATATTATCCATACATTTAAGTTTTATTATACTGATATGGATACGATTGAAGATCTAAAACATGAAGTAGTAGCATTTCTTCTTGAGAAACTCCACCTATATAACCAAGATAAAGGTAAAGCATATTCATATTTCGGTACTATTGCTAAACGTTATTTAATAGTTTACAACCAGAACAACTATAAGAAACTACAAGAAAAAGTAAATATGGACGAAGTAAACGATGAAAATGATATGTTCGTCGATAATAACATAGGTTTAGATGAGGAGAAGAATGAGCTTAATATGTTTTTAGATCAATATGTTGCTTACATTGATAAGCACATTTATACTATATTTCCTAAACAACACGATGCACGAACAGCGGATGCTATTATTGAATTATTCCGTAAGAGAGAAAATTTAGAAATATTCAATAAAAAAGCATTATACATTTATATTCGTGAAATTACAGATGTTGATACACCTCAAATTACTAAGATCATTAAAAAATTAGATACAATACGTCTTAAATTATTTAGTGAATTTTATGAACATGGATATATCAAAATGTAACCTTTATTTTTTTCATATTTATACGTAAATAACACATAAATATCATGGAAAATTTCAACCAAGTCATATTTGGTAAAAAAACTTTCTCGGATTTATTGCAGGATATATATAAGACTACGAAAAAAACTGAGGATAGAATCGAAGAGCTAATCATGGCTCTTAAACCATTCATCAATACTCCAGCAGATGCTGTGATGATTGTTCCACTTATTAAGGAATATCTGGACGTTCAGGTAAAAAATAATGATCATTTAGTAAGAATGGCATCTGTTGTTCAGAGAGCCATGACTAACAGCGCTTCTGCTGGTAGTAGTGACTTATTAATTTCTGAAGAAGAAAAAGAACAATTATTACTTGAAGTTAAGAAAATGGGGGATGAAACAAAACAATTAGAACATATTGATACTAATGCTACTAAAATATTAGAAAATGGCAATTAAGTATGGTTTATCATCTATAACAAAATCACCTACAACATCATCATCTTCTCCCTTTAAATTTAAGGTTGGGAAGGTGTTTGCTACTGTTATGGATGAAAAAACTCCTTCTAAAAAGGTTTTTGATGAATGTGGGGGTTGGCAGGGAATAGGTACTGTTTTATTTAAACCTTATAATAGTAGTAGGAACGAAGATAATTATATTGAAAACCAAACAAGCAAAACTGTATTAGGTTATTCAAAAGCTAAACCTCTTTTTCCAAATCAAAAATATTATCCTTTAAAAGGAGAATTAATCTTAATATTTTCTTTACCTTCAATAAACACACAAACAACAGATTCAAGTTCAACTCCATCATATTATTATATTACAAATATAAATTTATGGGGTAATAATCATCAAAATGCTCAAACAGCAGATCCAGAAGCTCCTTTAGGTTTAGGTTTTGAGGAAAATCAATCTATTGAATCAATTTTACCTTTTGAAGGTGATTATATACTTGAGGGAAGATTTGGAAATACTTTAAGATTTGGTTCTACGAATAAAATTAATACAGGAGAAAATTTTTGGAGTGATAGTGGAAAAAATGGTGATCCTATTACTATTTTAGCTAATGGTCATAGTTTTGGCAGTGGTACGTTATATGTTGAAGATATTAATAAAGATGCTTCTGCTTTGTATTTAACATCTACTCAAAAGGTTCCATTAGAGGTATCTAAGACAAAATTAAATCCTCTTTCTACAACGACCCTACCAAACAAATATTTAGAAGGTTCTCAAGCAATTCTAACATCTGATAGAGTTATTATAAATTCTAAAAAAGAAAATGTTTTAGTATTTGCTCAAAATAATATTGAATTATATACAAAAAATACTATTAGTTTAGATGCTGATGATAAATTTGTAATTAATTCACCTACTATTTTATTAGGATTAAATGGTAGCTCAGTCCCTGAAGAACCAGTACTATTAGGTAATGAAACTATTAAATTATTAAACTCATTACTTACAAGTTTATCTTCATTTAGTACTATATGCTCTTCAGCATTAAATGGATCTAAAGGTAGTCCTATAACTCAACTTAATACTGCCGCCAGAGGGTTAAAAGAATCAGTAGATAATTTAATCCCTAAATTAGAAAAAATTAAATCACAGAAAGTAAGAGTAGCAAAATAATGTCTAATACAATCAACATATCAGGGTTAGCATCTAATGCATCAGCCGCTAAAAATAAATTAGAATCTCTTAAAAATATAAATGTAGAGAAATTAGCAAAAGATAAGCTAAAACAACTAACAACAAGCCCTATTCAACGTATTTTAAACGATATTGAAGAAGCTAAAAGTAAAGTTGAAACTTTAAAAACAGATACTTTTGGTAAATTTGCAGATTTAGATAAACGTATTGAGAATAAGTCAATTACTAGGGAAGAGGCTGATAGGATTAAGCAAATTGTACAAGGTAATTTTGATAAGGAACAAGAAGAATTACAAGATTTTATAGCTGATAAAACAGAGGATTATCAAAAATTAATTAGTAATAGTAAAGAAGCAATTAATGCTAAATTAAAATTAGCAGATGAAAAAATTAAAGGTATTTTAAGGAAAAGTCATAAAAGAGTTAAAGGCAAAAATGCTAAAATAATAAAAGATTTATTAAGAGGAGCATTAAATGCCGCTAAAAAGAATCCTGTTCCTATAATCATGGCTTCTTTAACTATAACTTGTCAACTAGTTTCAGTAAGAAATAAAAGAATTGAAGAATTAGTTGATAATGTTAATAGTGTTATTGATAATATTCAATCTAAAGAAGACGTTAAAAAAGCAACTTTATTAAGAAATAATGCTATTAGAATTATAAATGAAAATGAAGCTAAAATTAATTCAATAAAGAGTATTTTAGAAAGAATTTCACTTATATTATCTATATTAGATATCATATTAGTATTAGCTGATGTACTTTTACCATTACCAACACCCCCAGGACCTTTACCTGATATTGTAACCCCAGCTAAAGAAAAATTTAGAAAAAAATATGAATTAGCTGTTGAAATATTAACTGGGTTATTAGCTGCTATTTCTATTATAAGATTATTATTAGACAGAATTATTGAAGAATTAGAAGAACAAAAAGAAAGACTTAAAGAAATTGATAAATTTTTTGACGAGCCTTCAAATCTATCGGCATTTGATAGAACTGATTTAGATGCAGTTTTACAAACATTATCACCATCAGGAAACTTAGGTACTATAGATTCGGGTTATAAAGGATTTACATTTGCTATAAAAGAAGAAAACGATTCAAGATTCGTCGTGGCTGGAAATTCTCGTCGTTATGCGGTTGCTTTAAATCGAGATAAGAATGAAGTATTACAATCTCAACGTTCTTTTACACTAGACCCTGACATTCTTATTGAAGAACTTAAATTAATCATAGATCAACAAAATCTTAAAGCTTAATATTTATTATTATGGATGCTAAACAATTCAAATCAGTTATTAAAGAAGCAGTTCGCGAAGCAGTTCGTGAAGAAATTGGCTTAATGTTATTGGAACAATTAAAAAGTGGAAATGCTGTACAAAGTAAACCACTTACTGAAAATCGTTCATTATCATTTGATAGTGGGGATGTTCATAGTGTTGGAATGAGATCACAAGTTGGTAACAAAATGGCAGAAATGTTCGGAATGCCAGCAGGTGCTAAACCTCAATCAAAAAACCTACAAGTAGATCCAAATAGTGATAACCCATTTGCTGCTTTTATTAATGATACTGCTAATAACCTTAGTCCTCAAGAAATGAGACAAATGTTACAATCACAAGGATAATGCCTACACCAAGAATATATCGTGTTGATCCTAGAGATTTGCAAAAAAATATTGCAATTGGTCTTAGTATTCCTTTTAATAAGTTCTCTGCTTTTAAAAGCACGTATAGTACTAAAGAACAGGTAAAATATAATTTAATTAATCTTTTATTAACTAATAAAGGTGAAAGAGTTGAAAATCCTGAATTTGGTTGTGATATTAAAAAGTCTATATTTGATTTTATCAACACGGATAATATTAATAAAATTAATAATAACATAAGGGTTGGTGTACAAACATTTATACCTGAAATAAATTTAGAAAACGTAATCATTACCCCTGAACCAGATCAAAACTATGTAAATGTAAAAGTTGAATATAGTATGAGAATATCAGGAGAAGCGGATGAAATACAAATTAACTTTGAATAATGTCTGAAACAAAAAACATATCGTATTTAAACAAAAGTTTTAGTGATTTTAAATCAACTTTGATTAATCATGCTAAGACTTATTTCCCTACAGTACATAATGATTTTTCAGATGCATCACCAGGAATGATGTTTATTGAAATGGCTTCTTATGTAGGAGACGTTTTATCTTTTTATCTAGACACTCAATTCCAAGAAAATTTACTCTTATACACAAAAGAAAAAAGCAATGCTTTATCTTTAGCTTATGCTTTGGGGTATAGACCTAAAATGTCATATGCTTCATATGTTGATTTACAAATGTCTCAAAGAGTACCTTTGATTACAAATTTATTAAACAATACACAAATTCCAGATAGTAATTATTATATGATAATTCCTGAGAATAGTGTTGTTGAAAGTATAAATGGTGTAAAATTTTTAACTACTGAATTGGTTGATTTTTCTAAAGAAGAAAATAGAACTATATTCTTTGAAAACACAGGATTTGCTAGAGTTACAAAAACCGTAAAAGCAATCTCAGCAGAAATTAAAACAACTACTGTTGATTTTGGACAAACCCCACAAAAATTCACAAGTACTACTATATCTGATAATCGAATATTAAATATATTACAAGTAACCGATAGTACAAATGGAATTTGGTATGAAGTACCATATTTAGCGCAACAAGGTATCCCACAAAGAGCAACAAACCCAACTTATAATACAGATTCTATTCCGTATTTATTAAGTTATATAGAATCACCTAAAAGATTTGTTACTAGATTTAAAGAAAATGGTGATTTAGAATTACAATTTGGAGCAGGTATTAATTCATCTTCAGATTCTTCTATATTACCTAATCCAAATAATTTAAGTATTGGTATAGATGCCAACGTATATGACCCAGCTAATTCATTTAATAAAGCAACCGTAGTAACTACTAGAGAATATGGATTAGCACCAACAGGTGTTTTAACTATAAAATATCTTGTAGGTGGTGGTGTTGCTTCTAATATTTCATCTAATGAAATCGTAAATAGAAAGTTTAATTTAGCTGATATTACTTTTAATGGTAATGTAACATCTCCACAAAACACTGATATTTTTAATAGTATGATTATAACTAATCCTGAACCTGCGGTTGGGGGTAGAGATGAAGATACTGTTGAAGAAATTAGACAAAATACCCTTTATTCATTCTCTTCTCAAAATAGAGTAGTAACTAAAGAAGATTACATTAATAGAGTACTTAGCATGCCTAGTCATTTTGGTTCTGTAGCTAAAGTATATGCAATTAATGATTTTGCTCTATCTCAAAATTCAGGAAATGATCGTTTATTAGATAATAACCCACTATCTATTAGTTTATATACTTTAGGATATAACGCTAATAAACAATTAATCATGCCATCTTCTGTATTAAAAAATAACATTAAAAATTATTTATCACAGTATAGAATGGCCACTGATGCTATTAATATTAAAAATGCTTATTATCTTAATATAGGTATTAATTTTGATATTTCTGTTTTACCAACGTTTAATAATAAAGAAGTATTAAGTAATTGTATAAAAGCATTAAAAGATAAATTTAGCATTGAAAATATGCAAATAAATAAACCATTAGTTATATCTGATGTAAATTCAACTTTATTACAAGTTAGAGGAGTTCAATCAATATCTAAGGTTGAAATTGTAAATAAATCTGGAGGTAATTATTCTCCATATAGCTATGATATTAATGGTGCTATTAGAAATAATATATTGTATCCTTCATTAGACCCATCTATATTTGAAATCAGATTCCCAGATATAGATATACAAGGAAGAATTGTAACTTTATAAATTAAATAAAATATGAACCTAGAAAAATTAAAAGGACACATTCCCGAGGCGGTCATAGCCCAAATTCCAGGAGTTATGGAAAAATTCCAAATAAATACTCCATTAAGATTAGCTCATTTCTTAGCACAATGTGGTCATGAATCAGGTGGATTTAGACTAACAAAAGAAAATTTGAATTACAGTGCTAAAGGCTTAACAGGCACATTTAGAAAATATTTTCCAACAGAAGCATCAGCTGCGGCATATGCTAGAAAACCTGAAAAAATTGCTAACAAGGTTTACGGTAATAGAATGGGTAATGGACCTGAATCTTCTGGTGATGGTGCTAAATTCTGTGGCCGTGGTTATATTCAATTAACAGGAAAAGACAATTATACTGCATTTGGTAAATCTATTAATGAAGACTTAATATCAGACCCAACAGTAGTAGCAGGAAAATATGCTTTACTATCAGCTGCATGGTTCTTCAGTAAAAATGGTTTACATAAATTAGCAGATGGTGGTGCAACTGATGCAGTTGTTACACAAATCACTAAGCGTGTTAACGGTGGAACTATTGGATTAGCAGATAGAATTAAACACTTTAAAGAATATCATGCATTATTAGCATAATATTTTAAATAACACATAATTAAATAGGAGTTTCCGGTTGCTATATTTATATGTAGCATAACCGGAAACTCTTTTACATGGCCGTATATAAATTATTCCCTGAAAAGGACGCAACAATTTTCTCATATTACCCTGCAGTTAATACAGGGATAGACGAGAT